AGTGTGCTCCTTTTTAGTTATTGTTAGTGGTCTTATTTTGTTCATATTGTTAATATAAGGATTATATATATATTTGCAAGATATATTTTAAATATTTTTTAAGGAGGTAAAAATGGCTAAAAATATGAAGATTGTACCATTCTATTTAAAAATCCCAGAAAAATTAAAAGATAAGATCCAGGACCAAGCTAAGGTAGAGAGAATACCTATGGCCACATTAGTCTCTGAAATCTTAGAGATGGGAATATCTATAAGACCTAAAGTTATCCAGGACCGAATAGATAAAATGCTTAACGCAGCTAGAATGGGAGGATCAAATGAGCAAGGATAAAATAAATCCATCACACTACAAAGACAATCCAATACAAACTTTTGATGCAATAACATCTCAGTTTACAGACGCAGAGAAGATTGGAGCTATCAAGTTTAATATCTGCAAATACATCATGCGAATGGGTAAGAAAGTTGAAACTCTTGAAGGAGCTAGAGATGATGCTGGTAAGGCCCATTGGTATCTTGAGAGATTACTCAAAGAACTAACAGACATGATTAAGAAAAAGACACCAAAGAAAAAGGCCCAGGATAAGGATCCAATGGATTTGACCGAGGCAGATCTGGAGGAGTTACTTAACCCTGGCATTATTCGTTTCAAAAAGAAGGAGGATAAGAATGACAAAGATCCCAAATAATGTGATCAAGCCACCACCTGGTTATGAATATGTACAACAAAGATCTGTAGCTATTGCTCAACCTAAAGATGATGGTATTAAAAAAAGAATAGACTATCTGGAGAGCAAGATAGATAAGTTAATGGATGAGCTTAGAGTATTGAAGAGAAGAGATAAGTATAAACCTAAGCCAGAAGAGAGAGCTAAAAGGGTATGGATCTCAGATATACTTGAGGCTGTCTGTGATTATTTTGAGGTAGGTCCTGGTGATGTAAAGTCTCAGAAAAGACATGCTGATCTTGTTAGAGTTAGATCTGTCTATATTAACTTATGTAACGAGCTTACTCATACATCTCAACCAGCTATTGGCCGAGCATGTGGTGGCAGAGATCATACAACTGTTATTCATCACATAAGATTAAAAAGAAATAAGACTAATTGCTGGAGTATTAAAAAAGAAAGTGGAATTGAATTGTGGTCCGATTATAGCAAACTTGAGGCAAAGCTAAAATCAGAGGCCCAACCAGATAATGAGTGATAAAAAGAAAGCTGATTATGGTAAAGGTAGAACACCTGGCCACTTTTGTGTACTGCCTCAACGAGCTGTAATAGATAAAAGGTTCAAGACTTATCCGAGAACCTTCATGATCCTTGCAGCACTTGGTAACTATACATCCAGGCAAGGTGTCTGTTGGCCGAACCAAATAACTATAGCTAAGAATTTACATATAACCCAATCAACTGTTTCAAGACATATTAAGAAACTTATTGAGTGGGATTATATTCGCTATGCTAAGAAACATCCTGGCCTCAAAGGTAACAAATACTTTATGGTGTTTGATCCTAAGATTAAGGAAGAGGATGCGTTAGCTATGGTACCAGATAANGACAGATCCTATGAAGATAAACCAGAAATACATGTAGGGCCTAAAGGTGGGGATAAAAAGAAATATGCACCTAGAGTACATAAGACTGTAGTTAAGAATAGTTCTAATATGGTCTCCAGTACATATCCAGATATGCAGTCAGAGTACATGCATAACAACCCAAAGAACAATCATATATACCCTATAGTCAGAAACATATTAAATAGGTTTGTAAGAATAACCGAAGAGATTTTCGGAACATTGGTCCAGTACACTACAGAAGATGAGAAGATGGTATCAGAATGGGTAAAGGAATGACTTACCGAGGCTAGATCTGGTGCTAGCAATAAGGAGATACTATTGTGGAGAAGGAATAATAGAAAGGAATGTCCTAAAAGAATAGTGTTTTATAAGGATGTATTTAAAAGGAAACCACCACCGAGTACCAATAAGGAACTGGTCCAGGATATGGTAAAGAAATTATCCAGGAAAATGAAGATGCCTAGGTAACAATACATTTATAAAAAGTAAACGAACCTTTACATTATATAAAAGCTAGGCCTAGCAACGATTATCGTACAGAATAGAACATTTGCGTACAAAGCTGGTACAAAAAGGCAACATCCTCCCCCCCCACGCAGTAATATATATGGGGGGGATACTCACAATTTTTTTGCAATTATTTTACAAATCAATTATAATGTTCACATAACTTTCTCTAGGTTAACACTATAGTGGGTTAGTTATTTTTAGTTATATAAGTGGGGTAGGCTTTCTCATCCTAGGCTAGTCAAAGCAGCTCCACTTAAAAAAGGAAACATAAAAGGAAAAGGAAATATATGAGTGGACCAACACATAGCAATCGTAACTATAAGGTTATGAAAGGATACAGCTTACCAGAGGGTGAGTACATCATTGAAGAATGGAACGCATCTAACTGGGATAAGGAAACAAAAGAAAGATCATCAGTACCAGGTGCTAAGGATATTAAGATCTATAAGAAAGATCCTACTAAAGATTATAACAAAGGAGATCTTGTAGCTTTCTTTAGAGTATTTGAGAATAAAGATGATCCTCAGATACCTCTTCACCAAAAATCAGCAAGTGAAGGAATATCGGATGAGCCAATCCCATTCTAAAAAAAGAATAGTTAAACCTCCTTTGGATCGTTTCGGTGGAGTACGAGTGGTCCAGAGGAGAGTACAAAAGTCAGAGATTATAGAACACAACAAGGAAAGTGTTGCTAAAGAACTTGTTGATATAGCTCAAGCTAATATTGCCGATATTATGGAGTGGGATGATAAAGGTAATGTTACAATAAAAGATACTAAAAACATATCGGATGCAGCAGTCAAAGCTATAAAAAAAATTAAAGTTACTCCGACAAAACTAGGCCCTCAGCTAGAGGTAGAGCTGCATGACAAGGTAGCAGTTCTGCGAGTGTTGGCCAAAGCTGCTGGATTATTAGAACAACATGAGGATAGTGATAGACCTTCTGTTGTAGGTATTGTAATGCAAGGACCAGACACTAAGCCTATAATTGATATAGAGGAGGATGATGGCAAGAGTAAAGTTTGATCTAAGCAAACAGCCCCACGAAAGGATCCCAAAAAAAACATCAATATCAAAAAGAAAAAAGCCGAAGTTCTCCAGTATGAATAAGCATAAAAAGAGATCTTGGAAAAGACGAAATAGAGGTGGAATGTGAGAAGTCTTATAGAAAGTATTATTGATGTAGGATCTGGTTTAATTCTGGCAACATTATTACAACTGTATGTGTTTCCATTTTTTGGAATGTATCCTACAGTTTGGGAAAGTTTCAATATAGCATTAATTTTTATGTGTGTATCAATATTTAGATCCTGGTTATGGAGATTGTTTTTTAGGAGGTATAAATGAGTTTAATTATTTTAAGTGATGGTTTATATAGTTTAGTAGTAGTTACCCAAGAAATGTTACAAAATATTACACTATTAACAGCAGTAGATTGCTTTGAGCTTTGTGATATAATAAGATTGAAATTGACAACCTATCATGATGCTCCCATAAATAGACATGTAATGAATGATGGTAGTGGTGATCTATATGGATGTATATGTGAATGAGTGATGCAATAACAAATCTAAAGCTAGACTTTTCTACATCACAAACAGTTTGGAAGTTTCTACAAGACAAATCATTTGTAAGAGGATTGATGGGNCCAGTTGGNNNTGGCAAATCATACGCATGTGCAGCTGAGGTTATGTTGAAAGCTGTCCAACAAGTGGCTAGTCCTAAGGATGGGATCAAGTATTCTAGGTTTGTTGTAGTTCGTAATTCTTATCCAGAGCTTAGGACAACTACTATTAAAACTTGGCAAGAGTTATTTCCAGAAAACATTTGGGGGCCTTTTAGATGGAGCCCTCCATTAACACATCACATAAAATTACCATCAAGAGACAATGCTCCAGGTATAGATTGTGAAGTTATATTCTTAGCTCTTGATCAACCAAAAGATGTTAGAAAACTTTTATCTATGGAATTGACTGGTGCCTGGGTGAATGAGGCTAGAGAATTACCTAAGGCTGTTATAGATGGATTAACACATAGAGTTGGAAGGTATCCTACATTATCAGATGGTGGAGCCAAACCCTGGAGAGGTATCATCATGGATACTAACCCAATGGATGATGATCATTGGTGGTATAGATTAGCTGAGAAAGAAAAGATGAAAGGTAAGTTTGCTTGGAAGTTTTATAAGCAGCCAGGTGCAGTTGTAGAATATAGCAAAGAAGATTTACCAGATAATCCAGAGGCAAATGGTTTTGTTATGTCAGCAAAGAAATGGTGGATGACAAATCCAAAAGCAGAAAATAAAAAAAATTTACCGACTGGTTACTATGAGCAAACTCTACTCGGTAAAAACTTAGACTGGATTAGATGTTATGCTCAAGGCTTATATACTTATGTACAAGAAGGTAAGCCAGTTATGTCAGAGTATGATGATACATTAATGGCTGTAGATTTCTTAGAACCAGATATAGGATTACCTATCCAGGTAGGTGTGGACTTTGGTTTGACACCAGCTGCAATATTTGGACAGAAAACAAAAAAAGGAACCTGGAATATTCTACATGAGTTAGTAACCTTTGATATGGGATTAGAAAGATTTGGTGAAATGTTAAAATCAGAACTAGCTACAAAGTTTCCTAAGTTTGAGGTCCTGGTCCATGGAGATCCAGCTGGTATGAAAAGAGATGAGATCTATGAAGTTACAGCTTTTGATCATTTAAGATCTATAGGATTGACTGCTAGACCAACTGCATCAAATGATTTTAGAGTAAGACGAGAGGCTGGTGCTATGCCTATGAATAGATTGATAGAAGGTAAACCAGGATTACTTGTAGATAAGAGATGTCAAAGATTAAGAAAGTCATTAAGTGGTGGCTATCATTTTAAAAGAGTACAGATCTCTGGTGGTGAGAGATATAGAGATGCTCCAAACAAGAATGAACATTCGCATGTAGGTGATGCGTTTATGTATTTGTTGTTAGGTGGTGGTGAGCATAGAAGATTAACAAGAGGTAATAATAATAAATTTAAGCAATCTGTTGCAAGTACAGAGTTTGATATATTCGCATGAGTATAGGTTATGGAATTGGAATGTTGTTTGTAGGCATAGCTGCAATAATTGTGGCTGCCATAATAGGATATTACATAATTAATAAAATAAAGGATGAAGATGAAGATACTAATAGCATGTGAATATTCTGGTACTGTAAGGGATGCTTTTGCAAAGCGAGGACATAACGCATGGAGTTGCGATATACTACCAGGTGAAACTCCAGGACAACATGTACAAGGAGATGTTACAGATATGTTGTTAGATGATTGGGATATGATTATAGCTCATCCACCATGTACTTATTTATCAAATGCTGGTGCATGTAGATTGTATCCAAAGAAAGGTCAGATGGACCAAGATAGATACCAAAAAGGATTAGAAGGTAAAAAGTTTTTTATGAAATTCTACAATCATCCTTGCGATAAAGTTGCTATAGAAAATCCAATATCTTTAAGAGTATTTAATATGCCAGAGTTTTCTCAAGAGATACAACCATACGAGTATGGACATCCATTTAGTAAAAAGACAAGATTGTGGTTAAAAGGTTTGCCAAATCTCAAACCTACTAACATAGTTGAAAAAAAATATACATTTATCCAAAGTGGAACAAGTAGATATAAACATACTAATAAAAATAAAAATAGACCTTTACCAAGAAATGCAAAAGAAAGAAGTAAATTTTGGAATGGGATTGCAGAGGCTATGGCAGAACAATGGGGGTAGAAAAAAATATAAAACGAAAATGGTTAGTAAGAGTTTGGAAAAAAGGACAAATGGATTTAAAAAAAGAGTTTACTATTTTAATATCAGAGAAAAGGATGGAGCAGTTTGTTATACCAAAAAAGTATAGAGCCACTTATGAGATTACAAACACTTGAAAATATATTTGGTGCTGATGGTAAAGACATGATTGTTTTGCCATTCAAATCATATTTATTAGAAATTATGGATCTATACCAGGAAGATAAGGACCATCTCAATCATATACCTGGCTATAGAGATTACTTAGATCAAGCAACAAAACAAGGATATGGATTTACTGTACTAGATAAAGGTAGGCCTATAGTTTGTTTTGGTATTGTACCACAATGGCCTGGAGTTGCTGAGTTATGGTTAATACCAGATCAAAAACTAATACAAAAATGGAAACTAAAATTTCATAAAGGATCATTAAAGTTTATGGAGTTAGCAGCTGATGAGCTAAATTTACATAGATTACATGTAACAGTTAGTGCTAACAATGTTCGTAGTGTCAAATGGATAGAACATATATATTTTAAAAGGGAAGGTGTATTAAAAAAATATTCCTTCAATAAGAAAGACATGATAATGTATAGTAGGTTATTTTAATATGTTAAAAAAAATATTTAGAAAATGGGTTTGTTTAGTATTCTGTATGGGTACTTGTTTCTATACACCATGTTGTAGAGGTAAAAGATAATGGGTAGTTTATTTAAAACTCCGAAGTTCACTCCACCACCAGCTATGGATACAACTAATAAATTATTAGATGAGAGAGATAAAAGAGCTGATGCAAGTGAAAAAAAAGAAATAAGAAAATTAGCAGCAAGATCTCGTACTAGACGAAAAGGTGGTAGATTACTTTATTCTCAAGATAGAGCTTTACCAGCTCTTGGTGTAGGTACTACACTTACAGATATAAATAGTGTAAGAGATCCAATGAAAGATGAAAGGATGATAACATAATGGGAGGAGCTCCAAGAATAATTAGAAGGGTTATTTCAAAACCAAAACCACCACCACCAGCTAGTCCTATAGCTGAGAGAAGAGTAGAGGTTCAAAAACAAACTGAGGCTGAGGGTAAAAAAGTTACTAGAAGATTAAAGAAAAGAACTAGAAGAAGAACTCAGTTGATGGCAACATCTCAGAATACTGGTTTAGATACTGGTTCAGATTATTCACCAATAAGAAATCCAAGAGATGGATCTAAATTAGGAAGTGCCTAATGGACCATCACGAACAAACATACATAAGAAATCCAAAATTTAGAGATCTGGAAAAAGAAAAAAAAGAAAGAGAGGAGGAAAATGAAAAAAGGGTATCACAAAACTAAATCTGGTAAAGTTGCTAAAAAGGGTTTGTATTATAACATTAATAAAAAAAAGGCATCTGGTACTTCAAAAAGCAAAGCTAAAAGCACAATAACTGATAAGGCTTATGCTAATATGAAAGCTGGATCTTCAAAAAGAAAAAATAGAAAGGGGCTAGTATAATGGCTTACAAAATGAAAATGAAAAAGAAACCAGCAAATAAAAAACTTGCTGCACAATATGGTGATAAAACAAAAATCACTAGAGGTGATATAATTACTGCTGCTAAAAAAAATAAAAAAAAGGCTTGATCATGATTATATTAGGACATACTCCTAGAGGGTGGAAAAGAAGAGCTAAAGAACACAAATGGTTTATTGGTGTTGTAATTATATCTTTTGTATTAGGAGGAATAATACTTTAGATGGTAGCAAAAAGATTTCAAAATCCATCTGGTGGACTTAATGATGCTGGTAGAAAAAAGTTTGGTGTCAAAGCTCCAGTAAGTTCTGGAAAAAACCCACGCAGAATTTCTTTTGCTGCAAGATTTTCC